ATACCAATGTATTAAAAGGTAAAGTAGATATGTTTCCTCAGCAAGAGTTAATAGATATGTTATTAAGTTTATAGTATGAAATTTAGAAATAACTGGAAGTCTTCTACAAGACAATGGGATAAAGTAATGATAAGACTAAGAGTATCTAGTTTAGATATCTTCAGTTTGGAGATTGATAAGTCTAGAGACTTCTACTTAGTTACTATCCTAAACCTTACACTTAAAAATAGATAAGTATACTTAACTTATAGTAATCCAGGTATTTTCTATGCCTGGATTTTTTGTTTTAAATATGTGTGGTTTAAACTTTTATTGTATATTTGTCTAAACTTTAAAAATATAAAGATGGAAAACCAACAAATGAATGAGGACTTAAGTCCAGAGCAATTAGAAGCAAGAAGAGATGAGATGAAAGAATTTTATGAAAAATCTCTTCCTTATCTTGAAGCACAATCTAAGTATGAAAGATTACTTACTGAAGTAGAAGAAGCAAGGTATAAAAGAGCTACTATGCAGATTCAGTATGCAACTATGATGGCTGCTACACAACAACAACAAGAAGAGGAAGATGAGGATCTTGAAAATCAAAAACAACCATTACCTACACCAGAAGCACCGGCTGCAGGTAAAAAATTAAGAAGAGGATAATGGCTCTTGTAAACCAAGTACAGAAAAAAGTTAGAATGCCCAAATGGGATATTGTTAAATTTCAGATACTAACTCATTGTTATATTAAACGTATAACAATGAGTGATTCTGATCTTGACTGTCTTACTTTATTAAGTTTTAATCAACCAATTGAACTTAGTAATTTTTGTCTTGATGCATCTTCAGAAGAAGACTGGATTTTTAAATCTCCACAAACTGTTAGAAACAGTATTAATAAAGCTGAAAAAATTGGACTTGTTGTAAAAGACACAAGTACAAAAAAATTAGTAATGTTAAATCCAGATTTAAAAATTCAAACAGAAGGTATTATCTTATTAGACTATAAATTTTTAGGTAATGAAACCGAAGAAAGCAAATAGTTTATACAAAGAAATAACAGAAGAGTTTGATATTTCGGAAGATTTAGTAGAAACTTTAGTACAAAACTACTATAAAACATTAAGAAAAAAGATGAGCAGTCTTAGTGATTTAAGAATCAATGTAGACGGTCTAGGTCATTTTGTAATTAAAATACAAAAGATAAAGAAAGCAATACCTCATTATGAAAAAGTTTTAAATAATTATGATACATCTACTTTTGGTGCTTATCAATATAAAAAGAGTGTAGAAGAAAAATTAAAACTTTTAAGCAATATTCATATAAAAGCTGAGGAAGAATTAACTAAAAGAAAAACTTTTAAAAATGAAAAATACATTAAAATTAATTTGGAAAAACAGAAAGGAGATCCTGGAGGGGATAACCAATAGTATTATCCGTGATGAAACAGTAGAAGAAATAGCTAGATTAAGATTTTCTATTTGTGATGAATGTCCTAGTAAAGGTAAAGATTGTGCTGTAAAAGGTACAGCTCCATGTTGTAATGAGTGTGGATGTTCACTTAACTTTAAAACTAGATCATTAGCATCTAACTGCCCATTAGATAAATGGGATGCTATTGCTTCAGTAGAAGAAGAAGATGAATTAGAAAAGTTATGAGTATAATATTTAATGCTGAGGAGCACAGTTATAAGAGTTTAAATCCAGAAGAGAAAATTAACTGGACTAGTGTAACTACTGTAGTGTCATCACTTAAAAAACCATTTGACCCTAAAGCAGTATCTCAATTGGTCAGTAAGAAAAAGAATTCTAAATGGTATGGTATAGATCCAGTAATTATTCAAGAAATATGGAATAATGAAGGTAATAGATCTACTACAGATGGTACATGGTATCATAACCAAAGAGAAGATGATATTTGTTCATTTGCATCAATAGAAAGAGAAGGTGTTACAGTACCTGTATTTAAACCATCTGGTGAGAATCATGGTATGAGAACAGCACCATTACAAAAACTAGAACCAGGTGTGTATCCAGAACATATGGTCTATCTTAAGTCAGCAGGCTTATGTGGCCAATCAGATTTAGTTGAAGTAGTCAATGGTAAAGTAAATATTATTGACTACAAGACTAATAAAGAAATTAAGACAAAAGGATTTACTAACTGGGAGGGTATAACACAGATGATGTTACATCCTGTTAATAATCTTGAGGATTGCCATTTAAATCATTATGCACTCCAGCTCAGTATTTATATGTATATTATACTGAAACACAACCCTAAACTTAAACCAGGTAGGATATTTGTGCATCATGTAACATTTGAAATAGAAGGTGAAGATAAATGGGGATATCCAATTAGTAAGAAAGATCATACTGGCAGTCCTATAATTAAAGAAGTAATACCAATGTCATTACCATATCTAGTAGATGAGGTAATAGGAGTACTGCATTATATAAAAGATAATCCAATTAAAAAGAAATATTAATGATTATTAAACTATTTGAAGTACAGAATAATGTAGTAATTCCTACAGAACACTGTTATACATTAAAAGCTTTAAAAGATATAATGGAGGAGTATCCGGATGATTACTTAAAAATATACCAATACCTTTTCTACATGACCTGTCCTAATCCGGATATGAATCCATTCTTCTATACACCAGATACAGATAAAGAAGCTTTAATAATAACACAAATAGATGGAGAATTCTCAACAGAGGATGATAGCATATTTACAGCACTTAAATTCTGTGAAAGAATGTATGAAACTCCTACATCTAGAGCTTATGATGGTATGAGGATAGCTTTGGATAGAATTGCAAGATATCTTTCTACTACTCAGATTACAGATGGTAAAGATGGTAATATAGGTCAGATTAGAGCTCTTGCAAAAGACTTTGATTCTATAAGACAATCTTTTAAGGGTGCCTACAAAGATCTTAAGGAAGAGCAATCAAGCAGAAGCCGTGGAGGAATTGGTATGGCATATGATCAATAATAACTAATGGAGATATTTGAAAACATACCAACTTGGGATAATGGCACCTGGACTATAACAGATTTTAGTTCTAGAGAAGAGTTATCTAATTTTGTATTCAATATATTTAAAGAACCAGGTAAATATAATTTTGATGAAACAAGTAAATTATTTAATGCTGAGTCAACAAGATTCAGAAAAGATAAAATATACACAGCCACAATACCCAGATCTAAAGACTTTGTCACATACTGGGATGACCAAAAACTTAAGTGCAGAAGAGGAGTTATTTTTAAGTCCGGAGAGAAGGCATGGTACATTACCAGAGACTATTACATGTGGCTTAACTTCTTGCCCATATTTGATAAAGAACAACAAGTATTTGACTTTGCTAAAATCAGGGATGCACAGTACCACATGGCCTTATATGAATTACTTGCAGAGCTCAACTACAAACATGTAGCCATTCTTAAGAAACGGCAGATAGCATCTTCTTATTATCACATGGCCAAGTTATTAAACCAGCAATGGTTTGAACCAGGGGTTACATTAAAGATTGGAGCAAGTCTTAAAGATTATATCAATGAGAAAGGATCTTGGAAGTTCTTACAGGAATATGCTGCTTTCTTAAATGAACATACAGCATGGTATAGACCTATGTCTCCAGACAAGGTAATGATGTGGCAACAAAAGATTGAGGTTAGAAAAGGAGATAGAAAAGCAGAAGTAGGTCTTAAAGGTACCATACAAGGTATGTCCTTTGAGAAAGATCCTACAAATGGTGTTGGGGGTCCCGTTAAATACTTCTTTCATGAGGAGGCCGGAATTGCTCCTAAGATGGATAAGACATATGAGTACATGAGACCAGCCATGAGATCTGGTTTAATGACAACTGGTTTGTTTATAGCTGCAGGATCTGTTGGAGATTTATCTCAATGCAATCCATTGAGAGACATGATTCTTAATCCAATGTCAAAAGACATATATGCTGTAGAGACTAATCTGTTAGATGATAAAGGTACAGAAGGTATGTCAGGTTTATTTATTCCTGAACAATGGTCAATGCCACCATATATAGATCCTTATGGTAATTCACTTATAGAAGAGTCATTAAAAGCTCTTGATGAACAATTTGAGAAATGGAAGAAAGAACTAGGCCCGGAAGATTATCAATTAAGGATATCTCAGCACCCTAGAAATATAAAAGAAGCCTTTGATCATAGATCAGTATCTGTGTTTCCATCTCATTTAGTAGCTGCTCAAGAAAGAAGAATAGAAGAGAAAGAATATGCATATGAGTTTTTAGATATTAGTACAGATGTTAATGGTAAACCTGCTGTACTACCTAGTAATAAAAGACCTATTAAAGATTTTCCAGTTCCTAAAAAAATGGAAGATAAAACTGGTGTACTTGTAGTATGGGAAAGACCTATTAAAGATCCTACTTTTGGACAGTACTATGCTTCTATTGACCCCGTATCTGAAGGAAAGACAACTACCTCAGAATCACTATGTTCTATATATGTGATGAAAGCTCCAGTTGAAGTAACTAAAGTAACTGGCACTGAAACAGAAACATACATAGAACAAGATAAAATTGTAGCTGCATGGTGTGGTAGGTTTGATGATATAAACAAAACACATCAAAGATTAGAGTTAATAATAGAATGGTATAATGCATGGACAGTAATAGAAAATAACATATCACTCTTCATACAGTATATGATGTCCCGCAAGAAGCAAAGATACTTAGTACCTAAGAGTCAGATAATGTTCTTAAAAGATCTTGGTTCTAATGCTAATGTATTCCAGGAATATGGTTGGAAAAATACAGGGACATTATTTAAGGCACATTTACTTAGTTATGCTATTGAATACACCAGAGAGGAATTAGATGTAGAGACTAAAACTGATGGCACAATTGTAAGGACTAAGTACGGTATTGAAAGAATACCAGATCCAATGCTTCTCAAAGAAATGAGAGAATATGCAGAAGGTGTCAATGTGGATAGACTAGTTTCTTTCTGTGCACTGGTTGCTTTTATGAGAATACAACAAACAAATAGGGGTTACTCTAAAAGAGTTATCATGGATGATACAGCCAAAAACTTGCAAAAGTCAGAAAATTTGTTTAAATTAAACAGTAGTCCATTTAGACATATGGGTAAAACTGCTTATGATAAAGGACAGGGAGTTAAAAGATCTCCATTTAAAAATATAAAGTAAGATATTATGCAAGTATATAATGCAATGCAATTGAAAAAAGGGGCCAAAGTGCAACACAACCGTTTGGGTAGTGTAACACAACCTCTTCAATTTCTTTCAAAAAAAGAGAAAGATGATGAGTGGGCTGCTTGGAATTTAGATTGGTTGGAGTGGATGGGTTTAAAACATATCCGTAGAAATGCTCGCAGACTAATGAAAAATTATAAACTTGCAAAAGGTATAA